CACCATCTGTTGCGGCTTTTGCCACATTGCCGCCAAGTGCTCCGAGCTTTGCCATCAAACTGTCTATTCCCTTAAATTCAAAGCCCATGACGTCACCTCGTCCCTGCAAGAATAAAAGTGTGGGTCTTGTTTGGCTCTACATGCTTAACATACAATTCTGGTTCTGTTGCATCAGGAGAAAAAGCAATGCCACAACCTTCTGAAACCGTAACTGTTGGTGGAAGGAATATTTGTTTTTCACAAGTTACATGGATACCATACTCTTTGAAAGCAAGGTCGCCGGAATATGCTTGAACATTGCCAACGGCATGCACTGGCTCTTGCCATGCTGTGATACTTGATTTATACACAGGGTCTTTTGTTGTTATGGGTTCAAACAGATACACATCGTCATTATAAAGCGCTGTAAAATATCCCGCATAAACTGAAAAATCCATTATGGCCACAACTTTCTAAACGATGTGAGCATAGTTTTTTCACCGTCGGTCAGCTCATTTGACAGGATAAAGTTTTCGGGAGCATTACGAAGTTTCATAAAGTGAACCGTCTCTTTTCCTGTGGTTATGCTTTCAACGATTTGCGGCGATGCTTGTTGACCATACCCATTAGCGCGATAACGTTCCGTGACCATTCCTGCGAGTACGAAATTAATATCGTCAGTAGCAACTGTCAGTTTGCAGTATCTCAATGCAAGCCCGGTTACAAAGTTACAGATATAGGTTAAAATACCGTCTTGGCTCGTGTCGTCCGTGGCGATACCGAGCAATATTTTAACCTGCGTTAGTAAATCCAAATCAATCACCCCTTAAAAGGGAAGGCGGCTTATTTGCCGCCTTTAAGTTTTGTTACAATATCGTCCTTTTTGGTAAGGCCGGTCAGATCAATGCTTTTACCTTCGGCATAGGCTTTGAGTTCTTCAATCTTCATACTTGAAAAATCAGGGAGTGCCTTGTCTGTTACAAGTTCAAATCCCTGTGCTTTCAGTTTATCAACCTCGTCCTGTGATTCGACAATACGGTGAACATTTAAATTTTTCATTTCAAACAAAATTCATACCTCCATTACGATGCTGGCGCAGTGTTGACGCGGACAGCAGTTAATTTGTTGTTCGTAACCCATAGCTCATGGAATTTACGGTACTCAATAAGCCACGCCTGCGCGAGCTGGTTGGTTGCCGGGTCAAAAATCTTCATCATGTCCGTTTTGCTGACCGCGATAGGCGCGCGGCGTGCTGAAATAATCCAGTTAATGCTAAGAGCACCGGTCGCAGGAGTGAAGCCTCCACCGGTCTGTCCTGTGGTCGAGCCGTCGTTAAACGTGTATGCCGTTTTCAAACGCGCGGAAGGAACAGAAAGAATAGGTGTTCCGTCCAAAGACTTCACTTTGAGGTTTACGCTGCCTTGCGCAAAATCGGAGACCTCAAGAAATTTGGAAACGCTGACATCCTGCGAAAGTAGGTTGGCAACAGGTCGGCTCATAGTGACAACCAGAGGCTCTGTCTCACCGACAACATCCTGCACAGTGGAAATATCGTTTTGTAGAGCATTGAAAATCTTAGCACCTGTTGCCGTGGTATCAAAGCTAACCGTATTTCCGGCTGCAATTGCAAGCGCTGCCAGTTTACTATAACGATACGCATCCACTTCTGGAATAACCTTGGTTCGCTGAAACTCTCCCATGACATTACCGGCGGTTGCAACGAAATTGCTTTCGTCAACTTCCATGGCATCGAGCTGGAACTTGCGACCTCTATCCTGTGTCAGCTGATAGGTGCCATAGGACAGCGACACGCCGCCCTGCACATACCCGTCGTCACGGTCGTAATTGCCAAGACCGTCCATGCTAATCATGGGAATTTTAACAGTATCTCCGCCGGAATATTTGACCTGTCCGGCATTGCTTTCCATCCAACCGGAAGTCGCACCCTCAATCATTTGCTGATCAAGTGCCTGCATAAAGATAGTTGCCATTGCCAAAGTATTAATCATTTAAAATCAACTCCTAATTACCCTTTGAGGGCATTTGTAAATGTATTGGCGACAGCCGTGTTCTCAGGGGTCGTATCGACTTTGCCGCCATTAAAGCCGTTCCCCACCTGTGTTGTCGTGACCTGTTCAAACAGATAACCGCAATCCTTTTTAAGACCGTCGATGATGCCGTCAAGCCCATCCACACTACCATCGTCTTTAAGCGCCAGCTTCGATTGGTCAATTAAGGATTTAATGGCCGTGGCGTTTTTGCCTTTAGCCTTGGTGATACCAAGATCAAGCGCCGAATTAAGAGCGTTTTGCTTGATTTTGCCATTAAGTGCATCAGTGTCAGTCTTGTACTTGCCCTGCAGTTCATCATATTTTTTTGACAAATCTGCATTGTCACCAACTGACTTCTTCAAATCGGCGATATCCTTGTCACGCCCGGTAAGCTGGTCTTTGAGTGCCTTATTGGTTTCGTTGAGTTCATCCATGCGAGATTTAGGGATATAGGTATTCTTGATATCGTTGTCGTGCTGCTCAATGACCTTTGTTATCTGCTCGTCAGTTAGACCGAGAGCCTTTAATGCTGCTTTGTCCATAATATAAAACCTCCGTTCAAATTACGCTTTTTAACGTGGGTATCGACCACGGAATCTGTCTCGTTCTTTTACGCCTGCGATACCAGAAAGGCGAAATATAAAAGCGCCCGGTTAGGACGCTTTAAGATATGCCGTGCCCTCTTGTGCATCATTCGGAAGAAAGCCGGTCAACCGAAGCATCTAGAAGTTCGTCGTTGTAATCCGAAGGAACGCAATAGCAAAAACTTCTAAAGCAACATCCAACACAGTGTCGCTTTACTTTTTTGCAATGCCGCTGCAATTTTTTGAAGAATTCTTTGCTATCCATTGTCTTTTCAACCTCGCTTTCAAGCATGATAAAAGCCCACCTGTTCGGTGAGCTTAGGTATGAAAAAAACCACCTTCATTACTGATAGATGGTTTAATCCTTGATGTGATTAGGACATTTCAAACAAATTTCTTTGAAATTTTCCTTTGTAACGGCTTCTTGAAGTGCTGTGTATGCCGGTGCATTGTCCTCAGCAACCATTGCTATGTCAAAACACTCACCATCGCCGTCAATTTCCCGATTTATTAGGGGGCACATTACCTTGCGCATATTTTTCTATCACCTCATGAATTTTATCGGGCTCACCTTTGAACTGATCCGCTTTATATGCGGTTCTTATGTAATTGCCTTCGACATTGACATATGCCGCGCCATCTTTGGAATAATAATTTTCAAATTGGCCATTCCATTTTGTAATTGAGACATCGGCTTGCTGAATGAATCCTTTAGCCTCCTGCTCTGTTACAGCATGGTTACGGTCCACATTGACATGCTCATCATCAAAACCAAGGCTTTCAATGTCGATATCTTTGACAGGAATGCTTATCTTTCCTTTGATACCGAGTTGCTTTAACGCTGAAACCATCGGATAAGCTTTTTTTAACCGTTCCCATTCATCAGGATTATTATACTTTAAATCTTGGAAGTCTGCAATCTTTGTCGGTACATTTTTACCAAGGACTTTTCGCATATCCTGTTGCTGCGCGGCATCTGATTTAAGATTCGCATAACGTTTCTGTGCTTTTTCAAGACTATCGGCGCCGTACTTTTCGGAAATTTCCTTGCGCCACTGCTCATATGTCATGCTGCGGTCAACCTTGTAATTCTTGCCTGTTTCAGGGTTGCGGGCAATGCGAGTGCCTGTAATTTTATCACCCGGATAATATGCAACCGTTGTGCATCTGTCGTTTGGATGAATAGGTGGCAGATTGACACCAGTTTGAGCATCAGCAACCTTAAAATGCTTGCCGTCCAAAGCCCCACAAACGCTGCAGGTGCGTGCATCTAGCGTGGCAAGGAAAGTATAATCGTCAACGCCCATCGCTTTATATGACTTGATTGTGGCGTCGTTGTGCATACGGTTTATTTCAGTTCGTACAAGGCGTTCAGATGCGTATGAAGCAACATTGAAAAGGTCTTTAATATCATGCGACATTTGGGCGACACTTGCACCGGATGAAATACCCTCGTCTATGATTCTGCCGGCTTCCTGTGCGACTAGCTTTGTGTTTTTCCAAACACGGTCAGAATAGTTCTCGCCTTTCCATTTGTTTTCGAGCGCTTCGGTTACTGCTCGCTGTGGCAGAGGTGAAAAAGCGATATCCTGCTCGGCTGCCTGTGCTGTGTCATGCATTGTCTTATAATATGCATCGTCATAGGCTTTGACAAGCTGCTTCGCGCCTGTTTGTTCTTCCTGTTCGGCAAGTGCTGTTGTTTCTGCATCAATGGCTTTGCGCATAGCCTGCGCCCGGCTGATACGATAAGCGTAAGCAGGCGCGCTGAGTTTTGCGAGTGCCTCGATACTGCCTGTCTTGGAATATTCCTCACGAAGCACCGCCAATGTTTCAGCGGTTTCCTGCACAGACAAAAGTTGTGTCGCGGCTTCCGGTGTAACGCCAGCCGATTTGGAATAGTTCGCGAAGATATTATTTGCTACTCGAACCAGCCGTGCGGCGGCGTTGTCATAAATGGAGCGCAGGCGGTTAACTGTGGCAGACGTACTTTGAAAAGCATCGGCTTCACGTTGCAGAGCGCGTTGAATCCAATAATCTACTGACTGCATCAGGTGTCACCGCCTTTTATGCTTGCGAGTTACAATGCGTTGAAATTTTAGATTTGCTCCAATAACATTAGTCATCTTCATACCACAGAATGTTTCTTCTACAGTATTTAGATTGTTTTGCCTTTTTGCTTCCCGTGAGAGCTTCATTGTTCCTGCCCACCTCCAGTATCCACAGTCTGTGCCTGCGGTGGCACATCATTGTTGCCAAATATCTGTGAACGGCGCTGATCCTGCTGCTTCTGTTGTTCTACCATGTCTTTTATCGCCTGATTGACATCATCGACAAGCGGATGTGCAGCGAGTAACAGATTATCCGGTACAAGGCCGCGTGACTGCATAATCAATTGTACCAGTGCCAGATCGTTTGTGATCCGGCTCTTGTTAATAGCCACGGTGACTTTGCTGCTGTCATAGGCAGCGCCTTGCTTGCGGTTGATATCTTCGGTGAAGTACCAGAAAAGCTCTTTGAGCGCTTTTTTAAGTTTGAGTATCATAACATTGGCTTTTTCGTCAAGTGGCTCATAGTGAAATGCTATAGCCACACCGGAAGTATCGTTACCGAGGCTATCATCGTAAATGTCTATGCCCTGTCCGAGACGGAATATATCAGACCGCAGCATATTAAGCCAGTTGACACGCTCATCCACGCTAAGCGTAATCTGTTGGGCTGTAACGCTACCGTTTTCCCCGCCCTCAACGGTAATTGCCTTGTTTATTTGCAACTTTTTTGCAACCTGTGAGGCAATCTCACCGCCGTAGCCTTGTATAACCCAGTAGAGTTCAACAAGGTCAATCTGATTATTTGTTGAAGTAGAAGATATCATGTTATAGGCATCAATCAGACTCTTGATTCCGAAGCCGTGACCGTTCTTCTCACCACCAAGGTCGCTGAAATCGCCGTCGTTATTATGCAGCGGAATGAAAGGCACACGCCCCCAGTTTTGCGCTTCCTGACTTTGCACCATACCGTCAACGCTTGTCACATCAAACCAGTGCGGCATAGGGTTCATTGTAAATGTCGGGTCAAGCAAATAATTGCCTTGCTCGTCCTCAACGTAATAGGTCACGTCCTGCGCTGTCCACCATTCGATTTTATGGCGTTTAACAGTCTGACTGCCAGTAACAACGTCAAACATGTAAAACCGCACGATATCTTCGAGCGACTTTTGGTGTGAACTATCGTAAAATGCAATCACCTCACCGCCGGGGACAATGCTATACTGCAGATTGCCTTGTAGGTCGTAATATACCTGCAACCACTCAATACCTTTATTGGCAGCGCCTTGTATCCACGATGTAAGCGTGTCTGGGAAATCGTCGTCTGTCGTATACGGCATAAGCGCATTTTGATATGCCTGTTGCCCCGCATCGCCCGCCGTGTCCGAAATTGCTATCGTGGGCGCTTTACCCGCTATGTAAGCAACTTTTTGGTCAACAAGCAACTTATGAAAATTATGGACATTGTGCAGATTAGAATTGTTTTTGTTGATAACCGTGCTGATTGTATCATGCTCTTTGCCGTCGCTGCTCTCATCTGCCGGTGTTGTGTCGTAAACCTCTGAGCGCCGGAAGTCATGCGCCAGTATGTCATGCTCACCTGCATAATACCGTTCGCCAACAGCCATAAACAACCGTTGAATGTTGGTTTCGGCATCGTTGAGAATCATTTTGATAATTTCGCTCTGGTTGAGTTTGCCCTCAACAGTAAGTTTTTGCTTTATGAGGTCAAGGTCGCTTATGTACATGCAGTATCACCCGATTCTTTCATGCAAGCACGACATTTCACAATAGTTTGGTCATAACTAACGTTATTTCGTTCAATGCCGAGCGTTATATTTTTATGACGGCGGCAGACAAAAGCACAACGATCGCCATTCATACCTTGATCAATGAAAACGCACATGCTGTTTCTACCACACTCTCTGGTGTATACGCCGCAAAAATCACCATCTGGAATTTCTTGTTTTACTAACATAATTACACCACCCTTACATTCCGCATATCATCTTCCAACGCATACCGCACGGCATCAATACTGTGATTATCTTTATCCGGGTAATCAGCTTTGAGATTACCGTTTGCATCGCGTGCCAGTTCATAGCCGTAAAACTCACGTGCCGTGTTCGGACAACGCTTATCGTCAATAACGATTTCTTCAAGACCCTGCAGCCAGTGGATACCATAATCCACACTGTCAGGGCCTTTTTTTGCACCTCTGACACGCAACCCATAGCCGCGAACCTCTGCGATACTTTTAGGTTCGGCAGAATCACAAACTATTTCTTTGCCTGTGCCGCCGTGCGTTTTAACCTCTGCGGCTGCTTTTAGGTTAGATAGCCCAACCTTATAAACCTCGTCGTAAATGACAAGGCGGCGTTTTTTGCGGTCATAACCACAGGCAACAAAGCAAAAGGGATCCACTGCGTAACCCCAGTCAAGACCGAAACGGTGACGAGGCAACGCATCAATTTCAGCTTGTGTTACTGCCCGCAGTTTAACATTCGTAAATACCTCACCGCCGGTACCCGTTGCAACACCCATATATTCATGCTCATACGCTTCGGGTTTTGTTGCCTTAAGATGTTCAGCCTCAACAATGAACTCCCCGCCGAGCCATTCAGGCGGCACAGTAAGATAAGTGCTATGATGTTCAATCATACCCGGCATTGTAAAAACTGTCGGGTCGTTCACCCATGAACGTTGTGATCGAGGCGGGTTATAAGAATAAAAGACGGTGAACTTGTCACCGCCTCTTAAAACAGATTGTTGTATGCTGCGTATTTTTTCAGGTCCTTCAAACTCGTCAAGTTCCTCAAACCACAGATATTTTATATATCCTTTGGCGGTTTTGATTGATTTTATCTTTGTCGCGCTATCAGCACCACGAAATAATATTTGCTGTCCTGTAGGCTTGTACGTGAGCCGCAGCGGCGATAATGTTTCCTGCCACAAATGAGACACGCCGAGTTTATCAATCCCCCACAAGAGCTGTTCAAAGACACTGCCATGCAATTTATCTTTGTATCGGCGGAATGCAAGGGCATTTGTAAATATACCGGCTTCGGCATCTTTCATTATGCCTAATGGTATTTCAGTTCCCACAAATGATGATTTTGTCGAACCACGACCACCATCAAGCTTATAAAACGTGTGCTTACCCTCTGCTATGTCACGATGAATATCGACAAAAGACGGTGCGATTATGCTACTCAGTTTTACGGAGGTCGTCGACAATCTGCACCACTCCTTCACCGGTAATATTAAGCTTGTCATTGAACATGCCAAGGTGCCGTCCGAGGAGCTCAAGGGCTTTGAGCTTGTCACAGAACTTTACTTCACGTTCGAGACTGTCACCCTGCTCTGTAGAGGATGTTTTTATTTTCACTGACGAAATAGCCGCTAAATCGTCGTCTAACGCATCAGGGAGAACACGTGCGCTATCTGTATCGACAACGTTTTTAGGGTTCAGCAATGCTACACGGGCAAGCTCACGAATAACGCGGTCTGCGGTAATTCCCGTGCGGCGGGACTGCTGAGCGATGGCCTCGTCTATACACGCGCGAATGTTAGCATTTGTTAGCAACTTCGAGCCTGTCACTGCTGCTGTCTTTGTACTATATCCTGCGCGTATGGCGGCCTGTGTAGCATTCAGGTCAATAAGGTATTCGTCTACAAAGCGTTGTTGTTTATCTGTTAACACAGGTCGTCACCTCCTAAATGACATAAAAAAAGCGCCTGCCCGTAAAGGTAGATGCTTCTTAAATTCTATTGCTTTGTAAGAAATTTTTTATATGGGCTTGAAACTTTAAAAAGCAGCTTAAGCAAAACAAAAGATGATATAAGCAACAGCAGTTCGTGTAAATAAATTGCTTTAAATAGTACAATCTTAATAGATAAAAAAGGCTCCAAAAGCAATCTTTGCAATAAATACAGAATACAAAAAATAAATATCTCCGTACTTATTTTGCTTATGTAATGTCTAACTTTATAATACACTAATATTCGCCTCTTAACTGACTTCCTCATCATTGTTATCTTTTTCAGCTATTTTCGGTCTCTCAAGTTTTAAAACATTAGCTGACTTTTCAAGATTACTTTCTAATTTTTTGAGTTTCTCTTGATTTTTCGTTTTACTTTCATTATATTGCCTGATTCTCTCTATTATTCCGACTGACTCTGTTTCATGAGTTAAACCAATCTGATTTAATATTTTAAAATCAAATTTACTTTTCGATCCGTTTAGGAATAATGAAATACCTGAAATAACCATGAAAAAGGCAACAGAACATGTGATAATTTCCACAGGCCCTGGAGAATTAAATGCAGCCTTAATAGTTAAATCTCCATAATCATATTTTTCTCCGGTAATTTCTCCAAGGATATCTGAACATTCAAAGAAATTATCAAGAAATCTCGAAAAATCATAGGCAGATATATTATCACTTTTTTGCACTTTAAACGTAGCGTGCAATTTCTTGTTTTGAAAATATAAATTATATATACTACGATTAATAACTTTTCCATATGGATTTGCATCCACAATAGTATTATGCGCATGAATTATTGGGATAAGATATGGGTCTATATCCCTACGAGGTTTAACTTTAAGCCATTTTACTGGACGTCTTTTAACTAATGACTCCGTTTCTAAAGATAATTCATATGCATCTCCAGTAATTTCACCAAATGCTATATACTTAGAATTTTTACTTGGAATTGCTACTATGTCCCCTACTTTCATTTCGTTCAAAAATTGTAATATATATCCTGCTATTAATCCCGGCCTTTCTTCTTTCGGGTAAATTCTTTCAACGTATTCTTTAAGTTCTTTTCGCGAGCTTGAAGATAGTTTATCAATATCATTTAACTCATCCCATTCAATTGCAATAAAATTATTAGTTGAAAACGCATCATAATTTTCACCGTCATTAGTTCTAACAAACCAATAAATAATGTTATCATCTAGAACCTTTATCTTATTTGTTTCAGCAAGCTCTTTAATTACATCATTCTCAATACTTCTCATTTTGCCATGCCTCCCTTTTTACCCCATAATACAACCTTATATTACAGAATACAAGAGAAGAATAAAATAAATTAACAAACACCCCGCCGGCTGCCAACCAACGAGGTGCTTTGAAAAAAGGAGGGAAGAGGATGTTTAAGAAAAACTGATTGTGCTTATTTTACCACTTGACAACGTCCTTTGCGTTCTGATTTTAAAATAATTATATAATTTCTCTGCTTTTCGCGAGTAGGTAGTAAAACTTACGACGCTTTTCGTTAAACTTGTCTCTTCCATATGGGAGGCTTTTCAAAAGCTTTAAGTAATGGTACGGAACATCTTGCGTGACGGCAAGTAAAATGAATTCAGCTATTTCATGATCGGCTTCTTTGGCTGCTCTTTCAATCATTTCACAGTCGCGGGATAAAATGGCCGCGCGCTCACCGGCTATCGCGGTGGGTTCCCCAACACTGTTTCCGTGTGGCATTCCATCATAATTCATTGCATGAAGTGGGTTATATAAGTTGTTTAATTTTTGTTTCTTTTCGGGATATTGCAAACAAAAATAGCACAATTCTCTATAGGCATTCTTGCTGATTTCATAAGAATCAAGTATTAGATCTCTCTTATTTGGCATTTATACCTCCTTACCGTCCTGCAAATGGATTTTCAGCACGATTTGAACCATGTGGTTTGACATAATCGTCTCGTACTAAAGGATTATGTCTCATGTGCGAACCATCAAAAGAAAACTGAACCTCTCCGACATGCCCTCTCCGATTTTTCGCCACCTTAACCGCTATAATCTTGTGGTCGTTGTCATCCTGAACTGGATACATAAACAAAATCTTATTTGCATCCTGTTCAAGGCTGCCGCTGTCTCGCAAATCCGACATTTGGGGTTCTTTGTTAATACCAACACGTTTTTCAATATCACGACTGAGCTGTGACAACGCAAGAACCGGCACTTTTAAGTCATTGGCAAGCAATTTTAGTGATCGGCTGATTTCACCGACTTCAACATTGCGGCTTTCTGACCTGTGCGAAGATTTCAAAAGCTGTATGTAATCAACGACAATAAGCCCTAAGTTCTTTGTCATGCGGCATTGTGCGCGTATCTGTGTGACCGTGATGCTTGCATCGTCAGAAATATTAATTGGCAATTTCATAAGTTTATCAGCTGCCTGTGCGATGGCATCAACGAGTTTTTGCTTGTCTTTTAGGGAGTCGTTATCAATAATGTCGTCCATGTTTACGTTGCTCTCGTTTGCCGCCAAGCGCTCCAAGATTTCGCCTTTTTCCATTTCGCATGAATAAATATTAACTGCTTTTCCGGTTCCTGCGACATGCCGCGCAATTTGCACTCCAAATGCTGTTTTTCCAACAGCGGGGCGGGCAGCAAGCAAAACAAGATTGCCCGCAAGCATGCCGCGCAGTACCATATCTAAGTCATAAAATCCAGTGTCAACCCGATCTGACCGTGTTTTGAAAATTGAAGTATACCAATCTGACATACCATGCCTTATTGATTGCAATCCACCTTTTTTTACACATTGTGATTGCTCATAAAGCGTTGACATTAATTTTTCAGTCACACAATCTACATTTTCAGATGTCAAAGGGCTGTATGTAGCATCTGCTAAGGCTGATTGTATCCCTCTGGCTCTGGCATTCTTGGCGACTATATCTGCATATGCTTTTGCATTCACGACACTAGGAACCATATCAGCGCACTTTAAAAGCTCCTGCGGAACATCACCGTCAACTTTTGACTTCATGACCTCGCTCATAGTCACATAATCTATTTTTTTACCCCTAGACGTCATATCCAGAACATAGCGATAAAATTCAGCGTACATCGGAATATAAAAATCCTGTGGCTGCACGATATCTATGATTTCAGGCACCACATGTTCAGCATCAATAATGGCTGCTCCAACAACCGATTGTTCGGCCAATATGCTATAGGCCTCTGTCATTTGCATTCCCCCGTTTTCAACGTTAGTGTGTCAAAATGTTTTCGCAGATTGTCAGGTGAAAGAATTATGCTTTTCCAGAAAACGTCCTGCTGTGAGAACTTCATTACCGACCAAGCCTGCTCCGCCGTCCTTTTGTCTAGCCTAAGCATTAATTCAATAGCTTTAGCCCACCGCTGCAAATCACGCTCTGTCTGCTGTTTTGCCGCAGCGTTATTCTCATGGATCATGCGGGATAGCTCGGCGGCAAGGCGATAAGGGTCACTCTCATGGTCAAATATCGGAGTCTTTCGCTTTTTGGTATTCTCGTCCGAATTGGTGTTCGGACAAAGAGATACGTTAGTATCTATGGTACGGTTAGGTACTGTACTCGCCGCGAACTCCATCGGAATTATCTGCGATTTCTTGCGGAATATCATCGGAATTATTATTCCTTTTCCGTTCACGGTCTGATATACGTTTCCGGATCAACCTACCCGCGAAATCGTTCCAGTCGTGAATGTAAAGTTTTTCGTCTTTACGGTCAAACCAATGTGATCGAATAAGAGCCTCAACAAATTTGTCGGCTGATTTACGCCATCCTGCCGCTGCGGAGATATCTTCATAGGATAAATGCGTTATTTCTCCATCGACACATTCAATATGCTCAATCGCCCAAGTCCAAAAACGAATTAAATAGGCAGCTGCAAGCATTCGATCAATGTTTAAAGCTTCTGCAA